ATCGGGTATGTGTACCAATACCACATCGTCTGCGCGTCAGTCATGTACATCATCATCGCTGCCATTCTTAAACTCGTTACAAATAGAATAGACTCTTGCAATGGCAAATCAACACACCTGTATAGCGCAAAAGCGCTAAAGACACACAAAAGGTCAGTGACTGAACAACACAAAGTGAAAAGAATATACCAAAAATTAGGCCCCGGATTGGGTTCAATACCCACTAACCGAGGTACTGGGGGGGTGTAACCCCTCCACGCATTAATTCGTCGAAAAAAATCAGTACCAACCACAAAAGCAGTACATTGGATCAACACGATGTTTGAAGCAATGTCAAGCATGGTTTCAAAATTGGTATAAACACACTGGGAAACACCATGCCACAAAAAGCAATTAGGATATTGAATCCACAAAGTGTAAAATACACCAAAAACCAACGGTTGCCACATAACTTGTCCAACCTCATATATAGCACAAACACTCATAATAATCTTAATGATTGTGAAAAGTTGGAATGGACCCGGATTAGTTTCTACACAAATTAATCGTGCTGCAGGAACAAATCCGTATTTTGTCATTATGCGCTTCATGGAAGGAGAAGGATTATCCCCTAAAACATCAGCTTGAAGTTCGTCATATCCAATCAACAAAGGAACATGCCCATAATATTTCCTAAGCATGTCAATCACACGAGGAGCCCACTGCACGAATACATCTCTATCGTGTAGGGCCAGCTCTCTAAGAATGGATTCACCGTTCTCAACAGGTATAGAATGTAAGAGTGGACCTTCCTTTGACCAAGATGGTATTTCTAAAATCGTGCTTAACTGAAGAGGTGCAACATAACGTGCATATTCTGCACAATAACGGAATTGTCTCTTAAGAAAATAAACTTCTTCCAATTTCCTAAATCGCACAATCACATCTGACTTCAATTCATCCGTACACACTATCCCAATACTGCCAAAATAATCCGTAATGGTAATCTGGTTAAATAGATTGGAAATCCTGGGGTGAACTGAAGCTACAATATCATCTCCATAGCCTACACACTTCACCAAATTCTTAAAAGCCAACAAATCACACTCACCACGTTTAACGACTATTTCTCGAAAAGCTAACGATAATAAACAAACGCTGTAAATGGTGTTAATCAAACTGGTTGCTGGATTACCTGATGGCAAACAGCCATCCCACTCCCACACACTCATCCCAACAATGTGGCGAGAGTTAAAAACTTCTCTCCATAACATTCTTTGAATGTGTTGGTGTTCAATAGGCAAGTTCATATATTTAATGATACTCTCACCTATAAGCTCAAGCATGTGAGCAGATTGTGTGGAATCAAATCCCTTAATGTCATAAGCCAGGATATTATTCCCAACTGACAGCAACTTGTGAGCCAACAAATCCCACTCACGACCGAAGGGATTCACACCTACAGCACTAGGTGTCCTTAGGCGCGTATGGTAACAATGTGACTTAAAACCACCAAAATACATGTTGAACAAGATAGTATAAGACAGGTTACATCCAGCAAAATACCGGGTGTTACCTGCATCGACTTTCTCAATAGGCCTCCTTTCATCTTTAAGAGCACCAGTGTAAAAGAACTCTGGTCTTTCACCTCTAGAAAGCAAATCGAGATCACGAAAGACATCTTTCTTCAACTCACAGAAATGTGGGTTATTTTCATCCAGTTCAAAACTATCGGACGTGCCGAAAAACCGGGTTTTACCTTTGTACCCATGAACAGGAAACAAATTGTATGGGTAACCCGGTGAGGAAGATCGATTTATAGCCGGATATCCCTCATCACCATCAACACCCAACACAGCCTCATCAAATGAATAGACTCTGAAAAGTTCATCCCTACCACTGTCATGTTCAAAAAACATGTGTGTAGCGAAATTGACAACTTCAGTTATATCTGGTGGGAATCTAGGTGGTTCTTTGTCATACTTATTCATGGCTATTTCGAATGGCTTAATCTTTTCACCATCCTTGATGAAAGGTTTAAGGTGGGCTGGCTTCGTAATTGCTGGTGCCAAATAACCATATGATGGGGCCTTAACAATCTTAGATTTAAAATTGGTACCTGGGGCACGGTCAAGTTGTTTCAACAATCGCATACGTTTCCTATCACCCAATTGGGCATTCAGAAACAAGTGCGACTTGCGAATCTTATCTCCATCTAACAAAGCACCAAAGCCACTCTTACAATCACGGCTCCCAGCAACATGTATTCCTATCAGAATCTTGCTTTGAGCTGATTTATCGGATAAGAATATGGGCGTTCCACAATCTCCATCATGAGTGACTCCAACATATTCAATAGAATTTTTTGTCGATACAATGTCACCTTCAAGTGTAGAATATGAAATGTCCGACGCACACTTGTACTGCATGTAACTATTGTTGCTAATAATTGATGTACCATCGGAATCATACTGTGTTAAAAAAATGGTTCCCCTACTCAAATTTTTAATTTGGGCAGCATCTGGCAAAAATTTTGTAATATCCTTGAACTGGCGTTTAGTATTCAACCTGATCAACACAACGTCCTGTCCGGCAAGTGGATAATCTATATTTTTCTTGTCAAACATTGACTTTTCAAATGTCACCAATATCTGATTATTCTGAAAATCCCACAAGAAAAATGAAAATTCTCCATCATCGATATGATTCTTCATATGTTCCAATCCATGGGCAGGCATCAAAAAAACACCTTCCCCTAAGGCAACAGAAAAGAACATAAGACGATCGCCCCACATGACAGAAAACACATTACTAGCGTGAACTTTACGCCTAACATTTTCTCCCATGTCATTAGGTCCTATCATCTTAGTTCCACTACCAGAACTAGATTGAGCCAATTTAACATTGCCATTCAATGTACGTGTTTTACCAAGGTACATTACGCCTGCTCCCAGCAAAACAAGTCCGGCTGTTATTATCGGCCAATTTGCCACGATACACTGCTGGATGAATCTAAAGTGTTCGCTAAATGAGAAGACTTCCTTCCTAGCTATGCCAATCAGAAGCTTTGCTCTCTCATACAGTGAGTCAGCGTCCAAATTAAACAATTCCTCTTCCATCTGATCTAATTCATCTTCTTGCTTCGTCCAAGAAAAACTTGACATTTGAATAGAAGGCAAATATGACTTTATCAAACCACCAAACATCTGAGCTTTCAAATCTCGTTTCTTCTGCGACTCAGCTACCAATTTAAAGACATGATCTTCATATGAATTATTATTGACTTGCATTTTTTGATACTTATCTACTATATGATCGACCAATCCGTCCCAATCCATATGTTCTTCTCGGTTGATTCGGTATGAAGTTTTGTAATCACGTTTCAATAGGACAAAGTCGTAAACCTTGTGATTAAAT